CGAATACGGACGAGATCACGCCGCCGATCTGTTCAATGGCAGACTGCAGGCCGAAGAACTCAGCCCACGACGCCAGCGAGTCGCCGATGTAGCTGCCGACCTGTGAGAGCGCCGTGCCGATGATGTTGGCAACACGCGAGACGGTCTCGCCGATCGCCCCCAGGTTGTCGGCAACTGCACCGAGCGGCGTGAACGACACGGCGAAATCTGTAGCAGCTACCGCGCCGTCGACTAGATATCGCACAACGTCGATGAACGCGGTGCCGAACGATTCACCGACCGCACCGAACGCTTGGGCCAGGTCTCCGATAGGCGAGATGATTTCCCCGATTACGCGGCCGATGCCGCCGATGACCACGCCGACAACCTCGAACGCTGTTCCCAGTCCGGCCAGCACTGGCTGCAGCACGTCGCCAATCGGCCCGACTATGGCGTTGATGCCGCCAAGGAACTCGGCTGAGCCTTGTGCGATGCCTTCGCCCAGGCCGACAAACGGCAATAGGAGCAACTCGCCAAGCCGGGAACTGGCAACGCCCAGCGCGTCGATGCCTGCACCGAAGTCATCAATGCGGCCACGGTCGATGGCCGACAGTGATCCGCCGAGTCGCTCGATGTCGTCTGCCGCTGGGCCGAGGTTGGCGAAGAACGGCAGCAGGTCGGCGCCGCTCTTGCCGAAGATCTGCATCGCAGCGGCCGTCCGCTTCGCCGGATCTTCGATGCCCTGTAGTTGTTCGCCGACCAGGCGAATCTGCTCCTCCGGGCTCAAGTTCTCCAAGTCCGTGAACGAAATGCCCAGCTTGGCCAGGGCCGCAGTCGCGGCCTTGCTCTCCTCGTCTGCACCGGCGAGCGTCTTCTGCAGCTTGCCGAAGGCGCTGCTGACTGATTCGATGGAAACGCCCGAGCGGTTGCCCGCTTCCTCGAGCGTCTGGATGAACTCAAACGACACGCCCAGCTTGTCGGCCGTGTTGCCGAGCGTCTCGACGCGGTCCTCGAGGTCGAGCAGCCCGCTGGCCACCGCGGTAGCACCCGCACCAAACGCAGCCACCGCAGCGAGGCCGACAGTGAACGGATTCACCATCCCAGCCACCGAGGCTCCGATGTTGGCAAGGCCGCCAGACAGGCCGGCACCGCCGCCGAAGACCTTGCCGAGACCCTCGCCAGCAGACGCCAGACCTGACAGACGGCCGGCCACATTGCCGATCGGGCCTGGCAAGGCCGACAGCACGCCGGACAACTCGTTGAACTTCATCGTGCCGCCGTCGCCGGCACCGTCGACAGAGTCGCCGAACTTGTCGGCCGCGCTCGTCGCCTTGGCCCACTCCGTGGCGGCCTTGTTCAAGGCCGAGTTGTACGTGTCCTGCGAGATGCGGCCGGCGGCCAGGTGGTCGCTCAACTCCTGGACCGCCGCGTCGTACTTCTGCTGAGGTGACAGGTTGGCCTGCGTAATCTGAGCCGCCCTCGACAACGCTTTGGCTCGCTCGGTCTCGGCCTTCGCCGCCTCTTCGTTGGCACCGCTGGCCTCTGCCGCCGCACGGCTGTACGTCTCCTCGCTGATCGCTCCGGCCGCGAGCAGCTGGCCCAGCCGCTCGAGCTCAGCAGTCCGCCGCTCCTCGGCCGTGGCCACCTGGTCTGTGATCCGTGCTCCTTCGGCAAACGCCGCCGCCGCCGTCTGGGCGCTGCCGACGATTGCCTGCAACTCGGCGGCGTACTCTTGGGCAGAAATCTGACCGGTCTTGAGAGCACTGCCGAGGAAGGCAATGTCTGTAGCCACCTGCTGCTGGGCCGCAGCTGCCGCACCGCTTGCCGCCGTGAACGAGTCAAAGAGCGACGACGCAGCCGCGGCCTGCTTGCCAAGGTTCTGCAGTTGACGGTCGACCTGCGACAGCCCCTTGGTCATGCCATTGGCATTGGCCGAGAACTGCACGCCGAGTCCGATAACCGTCGCCATTAGTCACCCGCCAAGTCTCGTGCCAACTGTTCCAACGCGTCCTGTATCTGCAGATCGTGCTGCGGTGCTTTCACAACCGGAACAAAGTCCTCCGCCTTCGGCGTCCTGCCGCGTGGGCAGTACGGCGCGAGCGTCGCACTGGCCACCAGGCCCGTCTGCCGCCATGTGTCAGGAAGCGGATGGAAGTGCCGGTGGTATGCAATCCACTCAGCAAACTCCCGGCTGTCCATTTCCTGGCACAGTTGCTTGACCGTCATTCCGAGATGTGCCGCCAGACGAAACAGAAAAACACGCGTCGGGCGGACTGCTAGTTTTTTGCGAGTTCCTCCACGTCCTTGTCGGTGAGAGCGTTGTGCTCCATGGCCTTGGCCCACACGCGGCTCATCACCTTGGCCGACTTCTTTGCCAGCTGCTCAACCTCCGCGTCGGAGAACAGCCGCTGGCCCTTCTCGTCACACAGGCAGCGTGCCAGGAACTTCGTGCGGAAGTTCTCGACGCCCTTGCCCTTGTTGGCCACCCAATCGTTCTCGTAGCTGTCTCGCTCGCCGCAGGTCATCACGCGGATAAACACGCTGCCGCCCCACTCCTTGACCTTGACCTCGAGGAGGCCCAGGTCGTCCGCCGCCAGAATCTGTTCTTTCGTCAATGACATAGGTCACACAATGAGTTCGAAGGTGACGCTGTAACGGGTCACGTCGTTAGTCGCCGCCGTGGACGACACACCCGTACAGACTGCATTGCGTGTCAAGGAAATGCCGCCGCCGCTGATCACCAACGAGCCGTAAGCTCCCCATGTCCACGACCCGCCCAGCGCCTCGACAGTGACGCTGCCGCCGGTCTGGGCGTATGCAGAACCGTCCCGGCCGATTGGCATGCCGCCGCCAAGGTCCACCTGCACGTCCGTCACCTTCGTGAACGTCGCGCCGGTGAACGACACCGTGCAGCCTTGCGAGTATGTCGCCACGGAAGCCTCCGTAGCGGACTAGACCCGCGCAACTCGGAAGGTAGCCTGGCCTCGCGTGGCGTCATTCGTCGCCAGCGTGACGCTGGAAGAACTGACCGTGGCAGCAGCACTGAGCGACAGGCCGCCAGCGATCGCCAGCGTGCCGGTGCTGCCGTCGGTGATCGGTGCGGTGCCGATGTACTCGATGCTGACCTCGCGGCCCGTGTCAGTGGCCGAACCCTTAAGAGGGCGGTTCATCGTCTGAACGGAGCTTCCAGCAGACAGGCCGAGGTGCGAGATGTCGATCGTATCGCCGGCCGATACGTCGGTCATCGAGTAGGTGATATTCGTGACGGTGTAGTTCGTGCCGGCGAAGCTGAGCGTCGTACCCTGACCGTGCATGTTTTAGTTCTCCACCCAAAAGAGGTCGTAAGTTTGCCGGACCAGATAGAGCGAGTTCTCCGCTCCGTCGATCTCCACGAGGTCGTCGGCCTCGTCCATCAGGAGCGACTGCCGCACCTCCGTATTGTCGAAACTGCCAGCGAACCCATCCAGAACGCGGCGGCACTTATCCGCCAGGTCTCGCGCCGCCTCGTAAGTGGAGCCGTACACGTAGAGCTCGACCGTGACTCGTGGCAGGCCGCTCGGCATGCCGGCCATGGTCATTTCCCGCAGCACCCTAGCACGCCGCCAGATGATCAGCGGGAACTGGATCGGTGACGGCCCGACGTACCGCAGCGGATAGATGCGGCCGCTGATCAACGCCTGTACGTCGGTGTCCGACACCAAGGCATTGCGGAGAACAGCCTCGGGTGATTTCAAAGCCATTAGAACGGCCCCTGGAGTGACTTGACCTGGTCGGCCAGCTCGCGGGCGGCCTTATCGAAAGCGTTGGTCATTTCCTCGACCATCAGCGATTCAACACGCTCGCGGGTCTGCTCCCATGCCGACCGGATTGGCGGCCGACCGTACGAGCCGCCGACCGACATTTTTCCGGTCGACACCCTGCGGCCGTCCTGCGTGCGTCGGAAACGCTCCTTGGTGCCGAACTCGACGAGGCCCTGGTGATAGCCCAGCTTTGTGTTGTCGTACGGCTCATTCATCTTGCGGCCAGACTTGAACCCAAGGATGGCGATACCGACACCGGTTCGCGGGTACCGCTTGCTCTTCACGGCGATCGACCGCCGCAGGTTCCCGGTAGGCCCTCGTGGCGTGGCCGACTTGAGGGCCTGCAGCGTGCCGCCCTTCTCGGCAGCACGCCGCAGTCCGGCGGCCATGTGCTTGGCGGCCAGGTTCTTCGGCAATGCCATGAAGGCGTTGCGGATGCTTTCGAGCCCTGGAATGTTCGTCGTGATTCTGATGCCGACTTGTTCAGCCATTGCGACGCTCCATGCAAATGGCCTCGTGCTCGGTGCGGTTGCCGTGCTCGAGCAGGCTGGCGATCTCCAGCGTGCGGCCACGCCACGCAAAACGCATCTGGCTGTTGAGCCCGGACAGGTAACGCAGCCGCAGCCTGTGCGTTACGGTGGTTTCCTGCTGGCCTGCCGACAGGGCCTCGCGGGCCGACACGCCCTCGACGCTGGCCCACACAGCCGACGAATCGGACCATGCCAGCACGGTCTCTCCTAGCGCATTGGTGGTGCCGCTGGCGACCTGGACGGTCACCCTCTCGCGTAGGTCGCCTGGTCTGATCATTTGCCCCTCATAGCTGGCTGGCTTCGACGAACGCCTGGTCGACCTGTTGCTCCGTCAGCCCGAGAGCCGCCGCGAGCGGCACAAGCATCGGGTGCGACCGCTCTACGTACGGTGCGTACTCCCACTCCACCCTGACGCTGTCCCGCTGGAGTGCGTCGGGAATCGCGGCGATGGCTGCGTCCACCGCTGCCATGCTGAGGCCGTGAGCGACAAGCCACAGGCGTATCTGGCGAGCGGAGACGCTCTCAGGCACGGCTGGCGACTCAGGCTCCACGGCCTGTTGATTGATGCCAACAAGGTTGCCAGCCTCGTCGCGGACTTCCCAGACACGCAGGCCGTCAATGATGCCGAGATAGGTAGTGATCATGAGAACCTCGCGTACAGCACCTGAGACTGTGCGCCTGTAGCGGTGACCGTGGACAGGTCAGACTGCGACGTGCGGATTGCCGTCAGCCTCGGCGTCAGCGCAGACATCTCGGCAAGGCCCGAGTTCCCCTGAATAGTCGGCATGGTTGTGCCGATGCAGAGCAGAGCCACGCCGTACCGAGTGCCAGCCTGCAGTGTGTATGTGGCTGGAAAACCACCAGCGGTATCGAACGATCTCGTATAGGCCGTGCGAGTCGCCGCAAAGAGCGAGGTGTCGGAAGCGACCCTAGCCACCAGCGTGGCAGTGCCAGTCGCCTCGTCGTATGTCACCAGCCCCATCCGGGCGAGCGACAAGCCTGACGCAGCCGTGCCGCCCGAAAGCATAGTCACCTGTGAGACAGTCAGCGTGGTCAACGGCGTAAAAAACGAATACAGCACGTTGCCGCTGGTAGCGATGAGGAACGAGAGTGCCATTCGCGGGAACGTCTCGACCGCCGTGGTCGGCATGGACAGCCGCGACAGAAACGTGGCATTCGTTACCACGTTGCCGCTCAGTCTTGCATCCGCGAGCGTGCCCGACAGATCCGCTGCCGAGCCGCTCGTCGCCACAGCCGCCAAGCCGCTCACCTGCGCCGCCGACAGCGTCAGTGGGTCGCTGCCTGCTGCGGCGTGACTGCTGGCGTGGCTGGTGGGCGTGAACGTGGTCGGCTTGTCGTTGAGTCCATTCCACGAGGTCGTTCCAGCTGGCCCGGTTGCACCCTGCGGACCTGTGGCCCCCGTGTCGCCAGTTGGCCCTTGCGGACCGGTTGGGCCTGCCGGCCCCTGCGCGCCGGTTGCACCCTGCGGCCCTTGAGCGCCTGTGTCGCCCTGCGGGCCTTGCGGTCCTGTGGCACCTTGCGGCCCCTGCGGTCCCGGTGCACCCTGCGAGCCAGCGGCACCAACAGCACCCGCTGGCCCCGTGGCTCCCGCTGGGCCTTGTGGTCCGGTGGCTCCGGGCGAACCCGGCGCGCCTGCCGCACCTGCAGGCCCGACGCCACCTGACGCGCTGGCCGAGGTGCTCGAGCTCGTGACGGCCGCCGACACAGACGCACCTGACACAGTGGCCGTGATCGGGCTGCTCGTGACGGTTGCGGTCGTCGTCACCCGACTACCTCCACCTGGCCTTGTAGGGCCGTACGTCGCACGCTGCCGGGTGCGTCCCACTCAAGCCGCCAGCCATAGGTACCGACCGGCAGAGCCGTCGTCTGCGTCTCAGTGAGTGCAATGTTGACGATCCCGGCCGCGGCGTTTGTCAAGCTGGTCGTGAAGGCTGTCACCGTGTTGCCGGTGACGAGCGACGTGATCACGGCCGTAACCGTGTAGCCGGTCATCGTCGTGGGCGAGAAGTCGATGGCCGTGCTGAGCTCGTCGCCTCGGCGAAGCGACAGCCCAAGCTGGCCCGGCAGTTGTTCGTAGGTGCTCATCGGTAGGCTCCCCAGCGGCACGAGTCTAGAAGCGACTTCACGCCAAACTCGATCTCGTTCGATACGGAGCCTGCTGCCTCACGCCGGTCGTACCAGTAGGCCACCAGCATCAGGATCGCGTGCCGGATCTGCGTGGGCACGCTGCGGCCGTCCTCACCGTAGCCGCCCCACCAGGTAACCATCACCGAGTTGTCATCCCGGCGATGCACTGGCCACGCCTGCTCGTACAGCGGACTGATGGTGCCAGGCGTCGAGTGCCGGTCGACCCGGTACTCGTTCGACGGGAACACCACCACGGCACCGGTCTCCGTGGTGTACGTGATCGCCACTGAGGTGACGGCCGAGGCGGTTGCCATCGGCGGCCGTGGTAGCTCAATGTTGTCGAGGCCGTTCGGCGGAAAGCCATCCAGCCGCATCGTCCACTGCGTGTGGACCAGCGAGCGGTCCAGGTACTCCTCGACCCAACCTCGAGCAGCTGCCACCAGGCCCATGATGTAGGCGTTGTCG